ATGAAATTTTTGACCCGATTTGCCTTTTCTAACTTCGAGTCGCTAGAAAGTCCCAACACTTCGGTGTCAACAGGACCGCCAAGGGGTAATAATTCTTTATAGGCTTGCGCCTGAAACTGGGTAACGGCTTCTGCGAGGATGGGGTGGTGTACACCCGACGCTCCCACGAAAGGTTCGGAGCGATCTTCAATATTAATCCCCAATAAGTCTAGCCCTTTGCTAAATGTTTCGAACCAATCGTCGCGTGAATCTAAATCTTCCTGATACTGTGCCGTGAGTTCAGAAGCAATGGTATTAAGTTCCCGCTCGTCTAACGTATCTGCTAGGTTTTCTCCAAATTCAACACTCCCGCCTACACTAGGATCGGAACCAATTACAGCGGAGCCGTCTGGCTGCATAAAGACTTCCGTGTCTACCCCATTTTGTAGGGGTTCTTGCATAAGTTCCAGTTCAATATCTTGATCACTGCCTGGAATAATATTTAAAGGGGATTTTTCAATAGCCATATCTGCAAACTTTACTCTTTATTTCATTAATAATAAACCCATTGACGCGGGGCATAACCTTCTTCGTCCTCATAGTCGGTACTTAACGCTAGGAACCCACCCTCTCGAAAGCGAGCTAGGGCGAGAGTTGTAGCGTCTACGAGGTCGTCATTTTCACCGTTGGGAAAGTCCGAAACTTCTTCCATTAATTCCTCTCCAAAACGGTTTTCTGGCACCCAAATTCTCCCGTCTTGAAAAATAGGACTCACCGAATTTAAACGGGCAATTTTATCCTGCCCTTTGGAAGGCGAAAAGGTGTTCACAGGAATCCCCACGCGGCGTAATTCCTGCACCAATGGAATCCCTGAAGCCTTGGTTTCTATAATCACAATATCGGGTTCCCAATATTCGTACAAACGCAACGCTTCCGCTTTTAATTCAGGAAAATCAAAACGCTCTTTAATGCAATCAATCAAAATTAAATGCGCTTCACCGCCCGCGTACAAATCTTCCCCGATTTTGCCTTCGGGGTACCAAACACCCCAAGTGGTGATCGCGGTAAAATCCGCCCGCTCACTTTTCAAAAACGCCGTGTCGTAACTTTGAATGATATAGTCGCACTTTGGTGGCTTTTCTTCTTTCCAGATTTTAAACCAGTCTTTCGGCACGATGGAGATCCCTTCACCCGTGGGTCGTTGCATGTATTGCGACGCCCATTTGGACGGGCTCACGGAAGCCTTAATACTTTGTAGTTCACCTAACGACCAGAAGTTTTCCCAAAGGGACTTGCCCGACGGCAATATCGCAGGAAACTCGATCAAATGCCACTGATCCGCTTCGGAGTCTTGTGCCATCTTTTTAATCAGGCGTCCCGTTAAATCTTTCTTCGACCATCTCGTCATTACAATGACGATGGCTCCGCCTGGTTGCAACCTTTGTCGAGGACCCGCCATAAACCACTCGTAGGCTTCGTCCATGGCTTTATCCGACATGGCGTCTTGCTCTGAATGCGGGTCATCAATAATGAACAAATCCGCACCCCTACCTGCCAGTGCACCCCCAATACCTGCGGCGTAATACTCCCCGCCTTGGCTCGTTAACCATTTGCCCGCACTACGACTATCTGATTTTAAAGAAGTATCGGGAAACAATTCGTGATAGTCATCACGGTCAATTAAATCCCTAACCTTACGTCCAAAGTTGATGGCTAAGTCGGCGGTGTGCGTCGCTTCAATAATCTTCAGTTTAGGGTTCTTGCCTAATAGGTACGCGGGGAACAAATGCGACGCAAATTCGGACTTCGTATGTCTAGGCGGCATATTAATAATCAGGCGTTTTAATTTGCCCTCGGCAATCAGATCAAACGCCGCTGCCATTTTCTGGTGGTGGTCTCCATTAATAAAATCGCTCCAAATGGATTTAACAAACTCCATGAAGGTGCTCGTGGAGTGTTCCTGGAATTCGCGTTTACTGAGTTCTTCCAGTAAAACCGTAAACTCTTTAGCTTCGGCTTTGCCTAAGTGGGAAAGGTCAATACTCTTAAGGGACTTAAGTTTATCCGCCTTGGTTTGGTCGGTCATCTAGTTTAATAATTTATTTAAGGCTTCAAGTTCCTTTTGAAGTTTAAACAATTTATCCATATTGGCTTGTGTTGCTTCGCCTTGACGACGCATACTTTCTAGTTTGAATATCTCCTGTTGTATAAAATTACGACGGTTGGTTTGTTGTTCGGTGAGTTTAGTTTTACGCACAGTGTCCATATAGGACTTAGTGCTTTTTCCTGTGGCGGTGGACGGAATGCCTCGACTAGGTAACTGTGCCCTTTCCGCATCGGAAATACCACTGGTGTTTCTAGTTCCTTTGGGGGGTGCGGGTCGAGGCGGACCCATAGGGGACTCAATATTGATGGGACCGCGTGGACCTTGTTTGGTTACAACGGACGGTTTTGCTTTCGGCAACGCATAACGTCCTACCGCGTCTGCCCCAACGCCCGAACCTGAACGCCCTATAGTTCCTTGCTCTATCGCCTTAAGTGTTTGGCTCACCATGTCGCCGCCCACGGCACCGTACGATTTATTAATGAGGGGTTTGCCTAATTTTCCTAAACCCAATGCCCGCATTCCTGGAAGGGGAATGCCTAATGTCAACAGACCCCCCATAATTTTCAAAGCGGTCCTGGCTTCGTCGGTATCGTAAAGTTCGCGCTCCGCTTCCTGTTGTCGGAGCTGTTGGTCAATCTGAAACTGTTGCTGTCCGCCTGCGCTTTCGGCTAACTCCGCGAATAATTCTTCAATCCTATTCGGCATTAGTTATAGCTCCTACCGTAATCCCCGTAGTTCATAACGTAGCCACCAGATTTATAGCCTTTAATCTTTTTATTTAACAAGTCAAGTATAGGCTCATACCCAATTTTTACATGAGCTTCATCCATTTCTTTACTGAACGTATCCTCGGCATCTGTAAGAGGATTTGTAAGACGTGCTTTATATTTATTTGCTAATTCTGTATTAAGCTCTCTTTTAATAACCTCTTTAAGTTCCTCTGCATCTTCAGATGACAGTTTTTGTAGTTCAGCTTGGTAAGTGGACTCTATAGTCCCTGCTTGTCTAGGCGTCGGCTTTAGGGTATTAAATCTTGAAGGATTCTCTATTCGATCCAGCTTATCTCTATATTCCTCAAGGAGTCTCTTACCCCTAAATCGGTGTCCGTGGGACTCCTTCCATCTCTCAAAGTCTTCCATTGTATATGCTTCTTCGGCTTTATCTAAAACAAGATTTGGATTTCTTAAAGCAAATCCTTCAGAGACAACAGGACGGTGTACAAGTTGAAATTCTTCTTCTGGATTAAGTGGGGTAGGTGGAACTATATTAGAAAGAGCTTTAGACTTCTCTTCTACAGGAGGAATCTCGAATACAAGTCTTTCTATCTCCTTTTGAGTCGGTGTCCTACCAAGTAGGGTCATGATACCCTTTTTTTCTTGAGTTAGATCCTCATACAATTGTGAAACCGACTCTAATTGATCAAATTTGGATAGCTCCTCCTCTATTTCTAAGAGTCTATCCATTTGCAGTTCTTCTTCGGCAATACCCAGAAGGGAACCAAGTCCAGGAAATTTCCCTACCCGACCCCAAGGCATATTCAACAGGGTATTAGTAACAATCTGTTCCCCTATTTCTGGCTCCGCCGCTTCAACGGCTTCAATTTGTTTTTCTACATACTCTAACTGTTCTTCAACCTGCTTGGTGGTTTCCATTGACTCCTCAAAGCGTCCTTCTTCCCATTGTTTAGTGCGCTCTGCGGCTTGTTCGGGCGTCGGGTCGTAAAGGAATTTACTCAGTTGATCGCGTAGTCCGTAAAGTTTTTCTTTGCTCATTTATAAAGTAAAGTAGTAAGACCCACTAGGGGGGATCTTTGTGCGATCAATTCTCGCCTAGAATCCATATTCATGTAAAGTCATTATTTAAAGTTCTCGTCAAACATGCGCACGACATTGTTCATGGTCGTACGCCCGTGGCGTTTTTGACTGCTCGCATAGCCACGGAGTTGAGGCATAATTTTGCGTAACTGTTCAACTTGTTGCGGGGTTAATTTTCCTGGGCTAGTGCCGCCATCGGAAAAGCGGGCAATGTCTGTGTAGATATTCCAAACTTTCGGGTTACGAGTTTTCAGGGTAATATCCTTACCACCGCCCCGAATCTTCGTCATGCCTGGTTTTTTAAAACCTTTGCCATAAGTCTTACCCGCCATTTGCATAATGCCCGTATCTAATAGTGGATCGGCTAATTTGCCCAACTTCAAAAGTTTCGCGGGGGGCACCGCTAAGGTCGCGATATCAAAAATGTTTTCGCCCATGGACTTTTCACGGGAAGGGAACATACTCAGGATGATATCCCCCATTAAAGTTCCTTTTGATTCTTCCTCGATTTCTGCAACACGCTCGGGGGGACCGCCTTCGTTTAATCCTACAGGATCCGTGTTTTGCATATGCTCTTCTATTTCGTCCTGAAGTATTTTTATTCTGTCTTGAAATTGTTCTGACTCTAATATACTCCGCATATCTTTATCTTCAATACTTCCTTCTCTATAAGGATTAACGGTTTGTTTATAGGCTTTACCGTGTAACGGTAAAATTTTTTCCATAAGTGCGTGTTCAACGTTTGCAAATATGTCTTTCTCAGTCTCACCAAAAACATTGGCTAGAGCTCTTTGTGTTAAACCAGGAATAAGCAAATCACCTGAAAGAAAAAGCTCTTTCATTCTGTCCTCTATGGGAAAGCCTGAGTTCCGAATAGCGTGATGCATTTGTTCATGCAACGCGGTTGCTTTTTCCCCCAGCTCTCCTGATTTAGAAATATACTGAATATCTTCTCCTGGAATATAATACCCTGCTCCCTTATAAAGACCTTTTTTAGATTGAACAGTGGGGTAAGTCTGTAATTCAGGGCTAATATGTTCAGTAATCCAATCGGGCAACGTTGCAAGTTCATCCGTTTCAGGATCTATGGACGCTTTAACACTATACGGGTTTAAAGGCGAACGTTCTGCGTTCCAAAGTAATTTCTTATTTGCCGCATCAATAACTGCCTGTCTATCCTCATCTTCCTCTTTCCAATAATCTTGTTGATAGTCCGATAAAACAGGTAACGCTTCATCTAATTGTTCTTCCACGGAAGGACGGTACAGGGTTCCACCAATTGATTCTACGCCGCCTATGGATAAGGGAGGATCTACAAAGATTGAATTTAAAAGTTCTTCTTCGAGTTCGGACAAACGGTCAGGTGTTATCGCCATAAGTAAAGTTGTTATGTGTGTAACAAGTTCTACTAATATACACCGAAAAATATTTTTTGCAAAATTTTTTTGGGTAGGGAACCTAAACGAAAACTACATGCAAAAGCGAGGCAGGAACCAGGGGTGGGCGGTCGGGACCCCGCTAACGGGCGATAAGGGGGGTATACCCCTTTACTATTAGTTATAGTATATCGTTCAGTAGAGAGCGTTTATTTAGCTTAGAAGGGTATGTATAGGGGTTAGGGTAAGGGTACTAATTACAGGCACAAAAAAGGGGTAGCTAATGAGCCACCCCTTAGTTGAGTTAAGTTAACTAACCAGTCTTACCAGTTCTAGCTTACCTTTCTTAGATGACCACTCTTTACTACCTAACATTCTAGGGAAGTAGTGAGCAATAATCTTACTAGGTGTTTGTTCGTAGGCTTCGCCGTTGCTATGCCCCCAGAACTGCTGACCTTCTGACTTAGTAGCAAACTCATTAAGCTGACCTATAGTAGCTTGACCGCCTAACTCAAACAGATAGTTAAGCACTAGCTGTACTTGTCTAGGTGCTTGACTATAAGAAGCTTCAGCGTCAGCGCCTAAGCATACAAGCAAGTTAACAGACACCCCACCGCTTGAAGCAGTAGGAGTAAAAGGATTAGTAGTAGCTTCCTTTATAGCTTTCTTTATTTTATCTACCATTTTTTACCTCTTGGTTTAACCTAAGACTTAATTGCCTTAGTAGGTACAATTATACATGAACTACTTTACTTTACTACCCCCTAACCTAACTAAACTACTATTAGTTTAATAACCTAATAAATCCTAAAATCCCTAAATCCCTACTCGCTCGCTCGGTCCGTCGGTCTATGTATAACTGGTGTGGGCGGGTGGGTCGCGGAGCGACCGATAGAGTGAGTGATAGAGTAGAGTAGAGCGATAGAGTGAGTAGAGCGATAGAGTAGACCGAGCACAAAAAAGGGGACCGAAGTCCCCTAATCCGTAAGCGTCCCGCTTAAGTCACAGAAATGAAACCCTCCTTAATCAGTCTACGTCTGTAGTGATTAAAGATTTTTCCTGGTGTCTGGACCGTCTCTAACCCGACCGCGTCTAGTGCGCTGTTAAGCCCTGCCGCGTCCTCGCCGCAAATTTGACGAATAGTCAATTTGTGGTCTTTAGCCGCTGCTAAGCACTCGATAACTTTCTGTGCTTGGGGAGCCAGTTCACCCGCTCCGCTCGTGGTTAGTAACTGAACTACTGCGTTTGAATTGATACTACCTGACGCAGCTGCTTTAAAGTTAGTATCTATCTTTTGTTTTTCCATTTTTCTTTCTCCTTTCTTTATGGTTAAACGAGTCGTAACTACCTAGTTACCAGACAAAGTATAACCCAGATTGGTACCAAAGTAAAGCAGTATAAAGAAGCAGACAAACTGTATCAGTTTGTAAACTTAAACCGCAGTTTTAGTTCATATTTGGATATGGGTCAGGGTTAGGGGAAGGGTCGCGTAGCGACCGACGGATAGATTGATAGAGTAGACCGAGTAGAGTAGATTCAGCTCTTAACGAAATCGCCTTCGATCACGTTCGTCTGCGCGCGCTTCTTAATTAGTTCTTCGAGTCGAGTGAGTATGTC